CGAAGCATTTGATGAAGAAATTAATCAAACACAGGATCATAAAGATCTATCAGATCCAATTTTAAAATTTAATCGAGCAGAAAAACTTTGGGCTCAGCGTATCATAAATGAGTTACAACAAAAACAAGGCAAAAAATATAGTATTGTAATACAACCATTTGGTCGCGGAGTAAGATTAGAGAATAATAAAATTATTGATGACGCTGCACGAAGTTTTCATCCTGATTCATATATTTTATTGACTAAAAAATTGGCCTCAAAATACAATCTTATATTTTTTGGAGATCAACAATTTCAATTATCTAATGATACATTTACCGCCAAACTTGATGCGCAAACAGATATACGAATGTGGGCAGCATTGATAAATGCTTGTGATTATTTTATAGGTGTTGATAGTAGTGGTCAACACATGGCTAGAGCCACAAATACTCCGGGTACTGTATTTTTTGGAAGTACATTTCCAATTAATACCTCATATCCCAATTGGTTTCAAATTATCGAAAAAGATGAACCAAGAAAATATAGTCCAATTAGAATTACTGGATTAGATTGTTTACTTGCTGATAGATCAAATAACGAACTTATGAATTACAATTCTAAAGATTTTGAAACCATTTGTGAAAAAATAGATAAACATATAAAATTAATGTTAGAAAAATGATAAATCCTTTAGGTGGTACAGAACTTGCATTACTTGAGTTACAGTCAAGAATGACTGATATACAAAAAGAAAGAATTAATATTATCACATCGACATGTAGAGATGATTTCATTGATCCTAATAAGGTTAATATCCTATGGCAACAATTGAGTTATGATCAAGAAAATGTTTTAAACATAAAGAATAAAAACTTCACAGAAAAACTTGATGCGATAGTATTTGTATCTCATTGGCAATATGAATATTTTAAAAAAATATTTGATGTTCCAAGTCACAAATCTATTGTAATACACAATGCTACAAACTCTTTTCAAACCTTTTCAAAATCTAAAAAAGGAAAATTAAAATTAATTTATACCTCTATGCCCTATAGAGGCTTATATATTTTATTAAAAACTATACAAAATTTACAAAGAGATGATATAGAATTAGACATTTATTCAAGTACTATTATATATGGTAAAGATTTTGATTTAGAAAATAGAAGAAAATTTGAAGATCTATTTGAATACGCAAAAAAATTGCCCAATGTATTCTATAAAGGTTACGGTACGAATAACGAAATACGTGAAGCAGTTTCAAATGCACATATCATGGCATATCCTTGTATTTTTGAAGAAACTAGTTGCATGAGTGCGATTGAAGCATTATCAGCAGGATGTTTAATGGTATCAACAGATTTGGGTGCGTTAAAGGAAACTTGCAGTACCTGGGCAAATCTATTGACATATGATTCAAATGAAAATAATTTAATTAGACGTTATACGAAATTTTTAGAAAATTCTATAGAAAATTATTGGAATGACGAAACACAAGATAAATTAAAAGATCAATTTTCATATTATAACAAGTATTACTCATGGGAGTATCGAATAAAACAATGGCAAAAACTTTTTGATAAGGTTATAAAAATAAAATATGATGAATAATCAAAAAAAACGTAGAATAATGATAGGAACTCCTTCCTATGATGGAAAACTTGACGCATGGTATGTTAATAGTTTGATTCAAACTATTAAAAAAAGTTATGAAAAAGATATAGATATCGTGACAATATGGGTAAGTTATGATGCATTAATCCAACGTGCAAGAAACGATACTATACACATAGCCAGAGAAATGGAAGTAGATGATCTTGTTTTTGTTGATTCAGATATAGATTGGAATCCGGATGATTTTTTTAAATTAATTGATCATAATGTTGATGTAGTGGGCGGAACATATCGTAAAAAAACCGATGATATAGAGTTGTATCCTATTTTTAATCCCAGTGGCAATTATAATAAACAAGGTAACGGATTAATTGAAGTAGATGGATTGGGAACAGGATTTTTAAGATTTTCAAAAAAAGCCATAGATGATTTATATGATAAATCTCCAGAATATGAAGAAGAGGAAAAAGGTAAAAGAAGATTAGTTTTTGATATAGGTATAAATCAAGACAAACAATTAGTAAGTGAAGACATGGTTGCATGTCTTAAATTAAAAAATAGCGGATTTAAAATTTGGCTAGATCCTTCAATTACATGTGGACATACCGGAACCAAAAAATTTATAGGAAATTTTGAAATATATTTAGAAAAAATGAAAAATCTTTATAAAGATATGCCAGCATCAAATAAATCAAAAAAAGATGACGACATTATTCTGTAATGATAAAATATTCTGTTCCTTTTGACCATATTATTTTAGATGATTTTCTTGAACTTCAAAAAGCAAGAGAGTTGTCTAACGAATTTTTAGATTTCGATGATCATCGTTGGTTTTATTATAATAACCCTTTAGAAAATAAAAAAGCCTGTAATGATTATCATCTGTTCCCGCCAGAAACTTATAGATTTTTCAAATATCTAAATGGTCCAGAATTTGTTGAGTACCTTTGCAACATAACAGGGATAAAAAAACTATATCCTGATTATGGGTTGCATGGTGCAGGATGGCATATGCATGGCCGAGGTGGGAAACTGAATGTACATTTAGATTATAATATCCATCCTAAATTAAAATTACAAAGAAAATTAAATTTAATCTTTTATCTTACTGAAGATTGGCAAACAGAATGGGGTGGGGGATTAGAGTTATGGTCACATAACGAAGATACAAATCAACCAAAGAAATTAGTGAAAACAATTGACAATATTTTCAACCGTGCTATAGTTTTTGATACGACACAAAATTCTTGGCATGGTTTCGCTACTCCATTATCTTGCCCTGAAAACACTTACAGAAAAAGTATTGCTATGTATTATCTAATAGATCCTCCCAGTGATGCAGTTCAAAGGATGCGAGCACTTTATTCACCGTCTCGTGAACAAACCAACAATCCAGAAATTCAGAAGTTAATAGAAGAAAGAGTTAAGTAGTTTTTATGAAACTGGCTATTTTTTATCATGTTGCTCAGTTAAATGGGCAAAAATGGAAATTATTATACCAAGAACAAATTCATAAAATTGTTTTTTCTGGACTTTATGATGCTGTAGATCAGTTTCACGTTTGTTTAAATGGAACTGATCCTCTTCCGGAATTATTACCAAAAATGATTGTAGATATTAACTATAATATCAATTCGGAAGCCGATACATTAAAAAAACTTCATGATTTTGCATCTAAAAATCAAGATTATTTTATCCTATATATGCATACTAAAGGGATTTCATACATTGAATATCCAAATTTAGAATATAATACTAATAGATGGAGACTATATCTAGAATATTTTTCAATTTTAAATTGGGAAAATAATATAGAACTACTACAAACCTACGAGTGTGTTGGCACGGAATTTATTCAGAATGCTTGGCTACAGAAGATACAATTAAATGCTCCTCATTATAGTGGCAACTTTTGGTGGGCAAGAGCAGATTATATTGCAAGACTCGATCCTAATTATCTTTATGTTCCTGACCTTGAAGGGATCCAAGCAGGAAGATATAAATGCGAATTTTGGATAGGTACAGGGAATCCAAAACATTATAATTATACCAATATAGTTAAACTACCAGTTGACTTATATGAAGAACGATACTTTTTACCTATCGACTATACTATTGATAAAACAAATATGAAAAAAACACTGAGACAACCAAAAAAAATTGAAGAACAGTTTGCTTCGAATCTTCGTCCCTCAAATCGAGGATTGATTACGCAAATTCCAAATAAAAAAATAAAAATTGTTATGATCACTATGTTTAAAAACGAGGCTCATACTATTGGTAGAATGTTAGAGTCATGTTATAGATATATTGATTACTATGTTATTCAGGATAACGGTAGTACTGATGGTACACCTGAGATAGTTGAAAAGTTCTTTGCAGATAAAAATATTCCCGGCTATGTTTATAAATGCGAGGAGGGCTGGGTAGGATTTGGATGGAATAGGGATCATTTGTTACAAGAATGTCAAAAAACTGATCACGGTTGTGATTGGATTTTAAAAATGGATTGTGATGAAATTTTACAAGTTGATGATGATTTTAATTGGTCCTTATTAGAAGATACTTCGATTCATTCTTTTCATATACCAAATATTAAAGGTGGTACAATCTATAATAGAGCATGGCTTTGGAATACTAAATTTCCTTGGAAATTTAATCATGATCCTTCACATGAAACAATATCATTAGAATTAGATGGGATTAAAGAAAATTTCCAAAGAGTAAATTTACCTCGTAGTTTTAGACATGTATCGTTCGATGATGGACAAAGTTGGTCATCACCTACAAAATTTCTTAGTGATGCATTAAAATTAGAAGAAAAATTAATTAGAGAAAATACAATTCTTGAAGACAGATACCATTTTTGGTATATTGGAAAAAGTTACAGTGATGCCTATAAAAGTTCAATACTGCCATTAGATGGACATAGTCAAGAATATGCAAGGCGGGCTATTTGGTATTTTGAAAAATGGTTAGATTATACACATGATAATTTTACTAAGACCGGTGTTTCTAATAGATTTGATGAAATGGCCTACTACGCCGGTTTATTGATTGCACATGCTCATGGTTTTCTGAATAATATAGAAAAGAAAATTGAATGGTTAATTAAAACAGAACAATTATGTAGTAGAAGAAATGAACATTTGGTTAATCTTGCTGAAGTATATATGGAGTTAGGTGACCATAAAAAAATGTTAGAAGTAACTACTCGTGCAGTGCAACCTGATAGAACAAATCCATTTCCTGACTTAATGTTTATTATTGATGTAAATTGTTATTACGATACAGGTACATATGTAACAGATTTACATACCAAAGCAAAAATATTGAATCACGATTCGACTCAACGATATAATTTAACTTTAAATTCAACAAGAAATAAAAGAGTATTTGTTGTAGATAATTTTTATGCTGATCCGGATAGTGTTAGAAATTACGCAATGAGTCTTGACTTTGCTAAAGATCTACGATGGTACAAAGGTCTTAGAACTACAACAGCATATCGTCCTGATCAAATTAAAAAGGCATTTGAAGAAATTATTGGACAATCAATAACGAACTGGGAAGAGCACGGATTCAATGGTGTGTTCCAACTTACTACAGCAGAGGATCCCCAAGTATATCATTATGACAGCCAAAAATGGGCCGCTATGATTTATTTGACTCCCAATGCCCCGGTCCATAGTGGAACTAGATTGCATAAGAGTTTAATTACAGGTGCTAGAAGTGCCGATGAAGAAGGTGTAGATGGCGCATTTAGTTATGGATTTTATGACAGCACGAAATTTGATGTTGTAGATGATATGGGAAACATATATAATCGATGTGTGATAATGGATGCAAGAAATATACATTCTGCTGGTCCATATTTTGGACAAAATTTACAGAATGGTCGCCTTATACACTTGTTTTTCTTTGATTAAATCTCTATAATAACAATATGAAAAATTATAAATTTAGTGTTATCACTCCCGAACACAACCCTAAAAATATCCCTTACCTTTTAGAGTTATTTGATTCGATTGTGAATCAAACTTACAAAGATTGGGAATGGATATTATTTTTAAATAATGGCTGTAAAGAATCGGACATACCCGATGTAATAAAACAACATCCGCAGGTTATTGTACATCGAACAGAAGATAATAATGGTAATATCGGTCATATTAAAAATGCTGCATTTAATTTAGGTCAAGGCGACATTTTAGTCGAAGCAGATCATGATGATATTCTTATTGACACCTGTTTAGAAAAATTAAATCAAGCCTTTCAAGATGAATCTGTAGGTTTTGTATATAGTGATAATGCTGTCTTACATATGCAAGATCAATTTTCTCCATTTGGTGATCTGTACGGGTGGAGTCATAAAACATTTGATTACAAAGGAAAAACTTTGTATTCTATGAATAGTTTCCCCCCAAGTAGTCATAGTGTGGGATATATTTGGTATGCTCCTGACCATGTAAGATCCTGGAGAACAACGGTATATAAAAGTATTGGTGGGCACAACGTAGAATTATCTATTTGTGACGATCATGAATTAATGATTCGAACTTATATGAACACTAAAATGTATCATATCCCCGAAGTCCTTTACATCTATAGAATTACTGGTGATAACACTTGGTTAGAAAGAAATCAAGCAATTCAATTAAAAACTATTGAACTGTTTAATCAAAATGCCATGATGTTGGCAGAAAAAGATGCTCGAGAGAATGATTTACTATTAGTAGATCTAGGTGGAGGATTAAATCCTAAACCTGGATATCTAACTATAGATAAAGAAGGTGCAGACATTAATTTTGACCTCGATAAAGGTATCCCATTACCAGATAACAGCGTCGGGGTATTACATGCCAGTCATGTAATTGAACACCTAAAAGATCCGGTAAAAACTATGAGTGAAATACATAGAGTCTTAGCACATGGTGGATGGGCATTTATTGAAGTTCCAAGTACAGATGGTAGGGGTGCATTTCAAGATCCTACACATGTAAGTTTTTGGAACGAAAATAGTTTTCTTTACTATACTAATAGTTATTTGGCTAATTTTATTCGAAACAAAACTATAAGATTCCAAGAATTTAGAAGAGAGACCTGGTTTCCCAATGACTGGCTTAGAAGTATGAATGTATCAGTAGTAACCTGTTGGTTAGTTGCAGTTAAAGAGGGCGGTAGGAGATTACCACATGCATTGAGAATTTGATAAATATTCTATATTAATAGAATAAACAAATACTATGCCATTACCAGCCACAGGCGCAGAAATAACATTTGCCAGAGTAAATAGAGCCTATACTAATTGTGCTATTGGTGCTGCCGGTAATGCACCTGCTGGTGGTCAAAATATAAGATTAAGTGCTATTTTGGGTGCGTGTGCCGTCTATGGTATCAGTCAAACAGCAGGAACACAAATTGCTTTCTCTTCAAAATTTGGTGGTAGACCAAATCCGTTTACATATTAATTGAGGATTTATGAATTTAGAAAATGCATTAAAAATTTTAGATAGTGTACAACACAATCAATCTAAATGGGAACTAGAAACTATAAAATGGTCAGATCGTGCAACAAACCCAGAAACTTTAAAAGAATTTTTAAAAAGAATTCAACTGTTATCAACAAGCAATAGAAATGCAGATGAAGATAGAGAATATCAATTCTTATTAGAAATGTTAGAAGAATTGGATGAAACAGAGTGTAAAATACTTCTGAGTAATTCTAACGAAATTAGTAGAGATACATTTATTGAAACACTTGCTCGACAGAGTGCATTAGAAACGCTAGCACTTGGTAAAATCACTCTAGAAACTTTGACCAAATGCTGTAAATTAAGTCCTAACGACTTTATTTTGTGTGCTAAACGTACACAGGATTTGATTGATGCTATTCATAGTTTAGTAATTAAAGGTGAAAATTTAAGTAGAGATATTGCTAGCGCATGAAAAGTATTTTCAATAGTTCATCTTGGTCAATTAAGAAATCAAAATTAGCAATATGTATACCTTGTAGAGATCTCCTACATAGTGCCCATGCTTTATCTCTTTTAGAACTTGTTAAGTTTAATACCCTAAATGGTATTGAAACACAAGTCTTTATGAATGCATCTACAGTTTTATTAACACAGCGAGAGCACCTAGCCGATCAAGCAATTGACTATAATGCTGAATATATATTATGGTTAGATAGCGATATTACCTTTCCATCTAGTACAGCAATTAAACTGATGTCACACAACAAGGACTTTGTGGCCTGTAACTATGTACGTAGAACTTTTCCAGTAAAAGGTGTTGCTTATGAAAAAATGTATGATTGGACCAACCCTTTAGGCTTCGAAATTAAAGATGATTTAGTTAAAATTGAGGGAATAGGTATGGGATGTATGTTAATGAAAACTGAAATATTTGTTAAACTTCCTAAACCTTTTTTCGAATTTAGATATTCAGAAGACAGTAATGATTGGCTCGGTGAAGATATGATTCTCTGTGAAAAAATTAGAAGTTTAGGAATAGATTTGTTTGTTGATACACTTCTAAGTAATGAGATTAGGCATTTAGGTACCTATGCCTTCGGTCCAAAAATGTTAGATTAAATCTAGTAATAATTCTAACTTAGCACGTATAATTTTATTTTGTAAACTGTTTCTAACCCCCCTATGCAATGGAGTGGGCCAAGCGTTCCAGTCTACCCAGGCATAACCTGCATGTTCAAAGTTTAAAACAGGTATAAATTCTTTCTCTACCAACAGCACATATGTGTTATATTGGAATTTTTGATCATCACTGACAAATAATTCTAAAGGTATTACTTTCAATATATCTGTCGTGTTACCGACTTCTTCCTTTATTTCTCTAGAAACGATATCATATGGGGTAGAATCCATGGGTTCTTTTTTACCACCTACTAAACCCCATTGCCCTTTTGATTTTTCTTGAGTTCGCAATAAAAATAAAAAACGTCGTGTATCTTTGGCTAGAAATAGACCACCACTACAGATCAAAGGATCAACCTCCAAAGATCTGGTGAATAAATTCCCTCGTAAGTTTTGTTCCACGATCCGTTATCCCATTTATATTGTGTACCAGTATACGAATTAGTTATATAAACAACATCTGAAACGTTTTGAGAATCGAATACGATAGACCAATTTGCTCCATTATATTCAATAATATCATTTGCTCTGGCTTGAAAATCCAAACCAATTTCATTTTTCCAAGCATCCGGACCATCATAATCTACATCACCAAATTTATCATTAATATTGATATCTTCTAATATCAAATATCTAATTCCAGCAGTTAAATTTGTGGGTACAAATGTCTGTGGATTAATTACAGCATCAACCGTACCTCTACCAGAAATAATAGTATTACTGGGTACAGTATCGCTATCTACACTCAGTATCATAGATTGTTCATCTGACGGATCTAAACTTATATAAGCAATGACTTCATCACCGTTGGGTTGATTAAATCTTAATTGACTTAACCCTGCTGTAAATTTTCCTGGATACAAATCTAATAATTTATACCAACTGGCAATATTATTCGAGTTAGTTAAATCTATATCCTCGCCCCTACCATTAGATTTAATTAATTTGGCGGTATTATTTAATACTAGCAAATCATAATTGCCCGGTGTTATTGTAATCGTTGTATCAGCACTGATATCACTGAAATGTTCAGTCATTCCGTCCTTATTGTATATACCTTCAATTGTTCCGGAAGGAGAAACTGAAAAAATATTACTGATAATTTTTGTAACTATACCTAATTTTTTAACTTTGGCGGGAGGAGTGATCCAAATTGGAGCCTTAAAAGTCATGCTCATTATGTCAATATCGTCGCCTGTTCCCTGCGGTATTGTTCTTGACGTCCATTGTTGACCGTCTAATTCAATAACACTAAGACTAGTCCAATCAATATAATTGTCTGTGGTTTGGATTTCAAAACTTGGTGTGAAAAATACTACGAGTTGTTCCCATAATTGTAATTTTTGTTCAGTGTTCGTAGTCCATACATCTGCGGTCAATGTCAACGTATATGGTGTCGGCATTATTCTTTCTATCGTGTAATTTGCACCCTGTGTATTAAGATAAGAATTTGTATTACTATCAAAATCTCGTTCTCTTATATGTATTTTACTGACAAAAGTGGGATCTTGTAATCTTGCTCTATCAAACTGTAGATCTTTTATATAACAAGATATGAATGGAGCAGATGGGATTTTATTTTCACTATTGGCATTAATTATTTGACTTACTTGTCTAGTGTAATCACCATATCTAACAGGGATCTGATACAATTTTCCCTTATTGTCTTTGTAACTAAAATTACTGAAGAAATTGATAAATTGAGTAAGATATCGTCTTATTTGGCCATCGTAAAAGTGATCCATTTTAATTGTCCGCTCTCGGTCTTAATGCTTTACTCAAAGATTGACGTTCAGTTACAACTTCTCCTGCTATTGTTGCAGTATTGACATTATTAATGAACGTAGATTTTTGTGTTTGTCTAATTTTATCTGCATCTTCTGTTTGAGTACTTCCTTGAGTGTTTACAGTCATTCTTACATTGTCTTCAAATTTGATCCAATGCCTACCATCATATCGAAATAGTCTATTGGGAAGATAGTCTGTTCTTAGATAAAACTGCCCCTTAACTGGTGTGGATGGAAATGATATACCAAAACCATAAGGAGCACCATTTGGTGGTATACTATCACCTCTCAGATAACCTAAATAATAATCTTTATCAGGACTTGATAACACTAAACTGGCATCTAATTCAATGGTACTGACATCGTCGTCGATGTTACTAACATCTTGAATCTCTACAAGATTATTTTCATCTTTAGGAATAACAAAGAAATGGTCTGTGTCATAACCACTTTTACCTACATCTGTTAATGCCTGTTCGATAATTTGTTGATTAATTTCCAAATTTCTTTCGGCAGTTGAAATAAGATCTCCAATTGTAGTTCCGTCACCGGCACCTGCGTCTTTATCAAGTATACCTTTGTATTCCTGACTATCAACTAATGGTTGACATTTAGCACGAATTAGATGTGGATACCATGTTTGACTGTAACCAGATGCAGGTCTGGTAACTTCGGTTACAACATAAAATCGTTTTAGTGCTATTAATCGATCATCTAAAGCATATTCATCTTTTTGATGTGGTAGTTCTATTACATCACCGGCCATTATCTTACGTCCCAGCGAATCAAAACTTGAACGAAGATGAAATGTTATCATAATATTATCATTATTTAGGAATAGCCCAAATTGACTTAGATTAAAATCTATATCCTGTAATGTATAAATTCCTCTAATAACATAAACATTTTCTGAATATTGTCTATCTCTATTTTCGCCAAATAAAACATCTTGAATTCCTAATTCTTCTATCCAATTTGTATTAACTGGAGTAGACGGTGTGCTATCTGCTTCATCGGGAGAAACTGGCCCTAGATATTTGTGAATTAGGCAATCAGTACCACCGACTTGGAATTGTTCATTAATTACACGATCTAAAAATTTAAAATCGTTGCCTTTTTCTGGACGATAAAGAGATAATCTGGGCATGATAGTGTATTTATTAGATAAATATCCTGAAATAAATTCCACACAATGCTTTTTTTTAAAGATTCTCTCCTTTCTTTTCCCCTACCTAAGACCGATGGTATACCCGGATCGCAATTCAAATTAGGAACCGATAACACAGGCACAATAGAATACAATTTGAATAAGCATGGATATAGAACACCCGAATTCGAATCTATAGATTGGACAAAAAGTCTTGTGTGTTTTGGTTGTAGTGTAACATTAGGTATAGGAGTAGATGAAAAGAATTCTTGGCCTACCAAATTAGGTGAATTTTTAAAAATTTCTATTGTTAATCTAGGACAAGGAGGTGTAGGTATAGATTATATAGTTGCACAATTGGTATTTTTATTGAATCAAGGATACTATCCTAAAAAAATTGCAGTAGTATGGCCTGCAGAAACGAGAATATATTATTGGGGAGAGGGATCGAAAGAAATACAAGAACGTGACGATTTGAAAAATTTTTTTTGTCAAAATGATATACATATGTTAAGAAATGCACAAATTAATATAACAGCATTTAACCAATTATCAAAACACATACCATTAGTAGAAATGACATGGAGCAATTTTCTGCATCTAAATTTAAAAATTAGTAAATGGCGTAAAGTAGATCTAGGTACAGATAAAATTCATCCTGGTCCTAAAAGTCATTTATTAGCAGCAGAATATATGAGAGATCAATTCTTATCGCTCAATAATTGATAAATACCCATATGACCGAAAACGAAAATTTAAGGCAACAAATAATAGACTACGTTAGAAATATGCTCGGTGATGGCATGATTGACGTTGAATTAGATCCTACTCATTACAATACTGCTATTGATAGGGCATTAAATCGGTTTAGACAAAGAAGTAGCAATGCAGTTGAAGAAAGTTATGGTTTCTTAACAATCGAAGTTGATAGAAATGAATATATTCTTCCAAAAGAAGTTATGAATGTTAGACAAATTTTTAGAAGAAGTATCGGCAGCAGATCAGGGGGAGGTCAGGGCGGGACCCTATTTGAACCTTTTAATCTTGCATATTCTAATACCTATCTATTAACTGCTACTAACATGGGCGGATTAGCAACATACTATGCATTTGCCAGTTATCAAAAACAAGTCGGTAAAATGTTCGGCAGTGAAATTAACTTTGTATTCAATAAAACTTCCAAAAAACTAGTATTAATGCAACGTCCAAGAAGTGAAGAAGAAGTATTACTATGGTTGTATAATTATCGTCCAGATTTTAATCTTATTGAAGATCCATTTGCTAATCAATGGATTAAAGATTATAGTTTAGCCACATGTAAAATGATGTTAGGTGAAGCAAGGGAAAAGTTTGGTCAAGTAGCAAGCCCCCAAGGATCAACAACACTTAACGGTTCTGCACTAAAAACTGAAGCCAAGGCCGAAATTGATGCATTAGAACTTGAATTAATCAATTACAAAGATGGCGGAACACCACTGACCTTTATCGTTGGATAAAAAATAGTTGCTTTGTTGCCAATTATTGTTTTACAATAAAAAATCTAGTAGAGGCTTGTATGGCTAAAGTAATTGGTTTTGTGGGATTTATTGGTTCGGGCAAAGATACTGCCGCAGATTATCTAGTTAATTTCCACGGTTTTAGACGAGATAGTTTTGCTAACACACTAAAAGATGCTATTTCCGCAATTTTTGGATGGGATCGAACTCTACTTGAAGGTCGAACTGCCGAGGCCAGAGCATGGCGTGAACTGGAAGATCAATGGTGGTCAGAGCGTTTAGATAAAAAAATTACTCCAAGATGGATTCTACAATATTGGGGTACTGAAGTTTGTCGCCAAGGATTTCATGACGATATTTGGATCGCGAGTTTAGAAAACAAAATTAGAAAAACCGGAGACAATGTAGTCATTTCAGATGTACGTTTTCCAAACGAGATCAAAGCCATACATAATGCCGGTGGTAAGGTAATTAGAATCAAGCGTGGTCCAGAACCCGAATGGTTTAATGACGCAGTGTTATATAACAAAGGACCAAACAGTAGTGTCCTATGGCCAATGACTCAACAATCATTTGAGAAATTAAATATTCATTCAAGTGAAACAGCCTGGATTGGTTCGCCACTAGATTTAACTATTGAAAATAACTCCACAATAGATTATCTATACGAACAAATTAATAATGTGATTACAGATCAGGAATAAGATCACCTTGACGCCACGGCAATTTTAGTTTGTGTAAAATTCTTTGACAATTTGCACAAACTGTTTTCAGATTTGTATATCTACTGTTTGAAAAATCTCCATCAATATAGTAGACATCAAACTGTTCAGGATGTTTAGATGTAAATCCGCATTTTTCGCATAGACCTTTTTTCACATATCCAGATTTTTGCCAAGCCGGTCTTCCATCGGCTCTTTTCTTAGAACAATGATCACATTTTGATCTATAAAAGACTTGATTTTCTTTATAGTAGTTTACTGCTACCGGTCTTTTTTTACAGACTTTGCACAAATTTCGTATTTTCACGCCCTTTTGATTCCCCTTTTGAGTGTATTTACACCGAGGATTTTCTGAAAGTTTGACTAAATAATTCAAAGAGATCCATCAAGGAGACAACAAATGGCTTTAGAATCACCAGGCGTACAAGTACAAGTAATTGACGAGAGTTTATATACTCCTGCTGCCCCAGGCACAGTTCCAATGATTTTTGTGACCAGTGCACAAGATAAAAACAACCCCAGCGGTTCGACTGCTCAGGGCACTACTGCTGCTAATGCAGGTAAAGTTTGGCTTATCACTAGTCAGAGAGATTTGACTGATACATTCGGTACTCCTGTGTTTTATACCGATGCCAGTGGCAATCCACAACACGGCAATGAACTAAATGAATACGGTTTACAAGCCGCTTATAGTTTACTTGGTGTAACAAGTCGTGCATACATTGTAAGAGCAGATTTAGATCTAGCACAACTAGTACCTAGCAGTTCAGCACCCAAAGGTGATCCAATCTCAGGTCAGTTTTGGGTTGACACCGACGCAACACTTTATGGTGTTAAGACATGGAATACTGCGACACAAAAATTTACTTCAGTTACTCCTACTATTCTTAATGATGATAGTACAACTGATCAATTGAGTGGTGGTGTTCCTACCGCCAGTGTCGGACTTGTTGGTGATTACGCTATTGTTGTTACTGCAAATAAAACAGAAAACAAACTGTATTACAAAGCATCAACAGGATGGGAAGAAGTTGATGTTAGATTCGATTCAAATAAAACACTTAAAGTTGCACCTCATACATCTGTGCCAGATTTTACCACAGATGTAACCATGCAAACATTATCAAAAGTTTCAACTGGTACATCAGCAACTAATGTTATTATTGTCAATACATCCAGTCTTGTTGTAGGAATGGAAGTATCCGGCGACAGTGGACTAGGTGGCACAGGAAACACAACTGTTATTACAGGCATTGGATCAGGTCAAGTAACTGTTGCAAATGCACACGATCTACCATTTGCAGGTGCTTCACTGACCTTTACAGAAAAATTCACACCTGCTACAGGTAGTGTTTGGATGGTTACAACAACTCCTAATACTGGTGCAAATTGGAAAGTTCAATATTACAATGCATCTACCCAAGCATGGGTAAGTGTAACAGCACCTATCTATACTGACGGAGCCAAGGCTAACTATGGATTAGACGCTTCGGGTGGTGGTGCTAATATTGCAGTTGGTTCATTGTTTATTGATCACACAACATCAACAAGTCAGTTAACTCTAAAGAGAAGATCAATCAAGGGTGCTACAAGCGTGACTACACCTGCTTCAACTTTCTC